AAGGTACGCAGCAACCTCTTTCTCTAAGCCACTGCGATACCTTCTAGAGTTATGCCTACGCTTCTTCGGCGGGGGCATCTGTATCCTCAACACCTAGTGATGCTTTAAGTTCTGCAGTCTTCATCTGACCGATAGCTTGTAAGCACCCTAGCTGATGGTTAAGCTGACCCTGAATCACAGAGTTCTGTTGTAACAGATTAAGAATACCAATCTGCTCTTCAGTCATGTCATCAGTGTCAAACTCTTGTTCGTCGATAGTTACTTTAGTCATTCTAGTACTCCTTGTTTAATGACACATACTCTACTGTTGGTGGCGTCTTACCACCTTTGTAGACTTTAGATGGCAAAGGCTGCAAGCCCGGCCAACATTTCTTTTTGTGTGAGCAGAAGCCACACTGTTTACTGAGCTTCATGTTACCACTAGGCTTACCCCTATACGTTTCAGGTTCAGCCGTGAAGCAACGCTCAAATGGTTCATCGTTAGCGATGTAGTTGTGCGTATCTTGTATGTTACCTAGTACAGCATCCTTGTCTACAGAGGCAGCAGGGACATACTTGAACTCACCGTTACCTTTGTTGACTACCCACCATCCACCAACGTTCTTACCTGCAGCGTGTGCGTATCCTATTAGCTGTGAGACGTACCCAAAGCTATCACCTGCTGCCAGTGTTTCTACATCAATGAACTTGTTAGTGTAAGACCACGGTGATGCACTCTTAACATCATCCACTGCACCGTCTAACACCATGTCGTACTCACCGCTTACTTCAGCGCCACCCTCTAACTCAAGGGTAACTCTATCGTTATCGTCAAACTCAACATCAGAAGCCCGGAGTAATCCTTTGAAGATAGCCTCAACCAAATCCCCTATGAGCATGTTGATCATAAAGGATGTTGGCTTAAGGATGTCTGTCTCAGGGTTATTCTTTTCAAACCAAAGCTGACACTTAGGACGCCCTACGTTAGACATCCTAAGCTTGAACTTATCTCGTGGGCCACTGTTGAACTGCTTGTTTAAGGCTGCATCTATATCTTTGCATACACCCTCAATGATCTCTTGCGACATAGAAGCTTTACCATCTATAGCCTTACGCAAGAAAGAATGTACTGACAGTTCAGCAGGGTGTTCCATTATTCGAAGTCCTGCACTTCAATAATACTACCCACTATGGCTGCATCTTCTGCTGAGATGTTAGATACGTTGTTCTCATCCCACTTGCCTAGCACCCATGTATTAGTGCGCTCAATCCAAGCAATGAAGTCACGTAACGTTTCGTTGTCACCATCAGAGAAACCTACACGATCACCTAGTGATGCCGTTACTTCAGCAAACTTATTACCGTTAGGCATTGACTGCTCAACACCACTCAGAGTAATAGTGTGTTCGATAGGTGTGATACCTTTGCCCATCAGTGAACCTGTTGCAGCGTTCATAGACTTAAGACTTGTAGGATTCTTAACGTCAAAGATAAAAGGTACTTCACCAGCAAACTCTACTGCATCACCATCTTCGTTAGTGGTGTCACCTGTACCCAGCATACCCATGAATACTTTAGTACGCTTTACTCGACGCATAATATCCTTAGTTGCCTCAGGTAATGCATCCCAATCTTGTACGTAACCTGATGGACGCCCTAAGTTAAACCCACCTAGTGTATCTTTCAAGTCACCATTGAGGTTCTGAGCTAAGACTGTCTTCTGTGTAGTGTTAGCTTCACTGTCCCACTTAGTCCACTGCTGACGCTCAGCAAACAAACGCATGCTAAGTGTTTCGGTGTACACTTCTTCGTCACCCTTACGTAGTTTAAACATGGGTGTGTTGACAATCTTCTTGCCATCAATACCTTGTTTAACTAACGCAGTCACACGCCATAAGTCTGACTGTGCCTGTACTGTAGTAGCTGTGAATCCCATAGCATCTGCTAGGTTCATCCCGTCTACTGATAGTGCTACTTCTGTGCTCATTATATATCCTTTCTGAGCTAAGTTAAAGAGACTAAGTTATACTATATAACGTCCTTTGTGTCAAGCCAATTCGGGCCAATCTTTGCCTCTAGTAGTAGAGGTACGTTCATCTGTATGTCATACGCTTCTTCAATAAGTTTGTCAAGATCTTTATTCAATGTATCTATAGTTGCAAGTACATACTCCTTCTCGTTTGGGTGAACATCTACTACCATTGAGTCATGCACACTGTTAACTACACATGACTGCAGCTTCTCTAGTCTAGCCTCAAGCTCTATCAACACTAGAGGTACTACATCACCTGTAGCAAACCCTTGCACTGGATAGTTCTTGATCATAGTGAAGTGGGTAGGTGAGCCATTCTCTCTACGTGTTACATCAGGGAAAGCATACTGCCTACCGCTGACGTTAGTGATCTTGTGTAACCGTATAGCTTCATCACCTAGCTTCTTGTGCCACGCAGCTACACCCTGATACTTCTCATTGAAGTGCTCATAGTAAGCAGCCTCTGCCTTAGATCTACCATACCCTGTAGCGCCAAAGAGAGGAGCAAAGGTGTGAGCCTTAGCATCCTGCCTGCCCGTAGGCTGACCTGCATCAGTAATAACCTTTGCAGTGTATGCGTGTACGTCAAACCCTGTGTTGATCTCTTCCATAGCTACCTTGTCTTGTGCTAAGAATGCAGCAGTTCTGAACTCAAGCTGAGCAAAGTCAGCCTCCATAATGTAACCGCCATCCCAACGTGATACAAATACTTTCTTAACCGGGAAGGTGTTACCTCGTGGCATGTTCTGCATGTTAGGGTTACGCCCACTAAACCTGCCCGTTGCAGTTATGTGCTGAGTAAGGCCGACATGAAGGTATCCATCAGGCTTAGTATAAGTATGTATGCCATCAACGAAACTAGAAAGATAAGAACTAACAGCGCTAAGCCTTTTAAGATCAGCCAGAAAAAGTGCAGCACTTCCCATACGATTGTTTTTAGCTGTAGCAATAAGTGCATCTAAGTTATCCTTACCTGTGCTGAAACCGTTGGCACTGATCCACTTCTTACTAGGAGCAGAGAACCCTAAGCCAGCCATCTCGTTTGTTTCTTTTAGTTGATACCCTCTAGCATCACAAGCCTTACACTTGTTAGGTCTAGCGTACTTAGTACCATCCTTCTTTACTTTGTAAGTCTTACCACTGCCTTCACATACAGGGCAAGTAAACGCCTTTGTTTTCAATATCTTAGTAGAGTTAGCACGTACTGCATCCTTGAACTCTTGAGGTGACTTGACGTATTCGAATAGATCAGCCCACTCTTTCTTGTTGTTAACCTTAACGCTGAACAGTACCTGTGATGCTTGCTCTGGGCTGTTGATGTTGATAGGTGTGTCACCCATAAGCTCACGAATCTGTCTATGTAGTCGTTCTTCTATCTCAGCTTTCTCTTGCTCAAACTTTAGTCGTACTTCTTGGAGGGCGGGTTGATCCACCCTGATCCCTGACATGTACATTCTTGTGAGAGTGGTACAGGTTTTGAAGGTAATGTCTCTGATGTTATGTAAGGAGGCGCAGGAAGAATCGGCGTATGTTTCTTCTTGACGGAGGTACAACTCACGAGTTGCGCCGAGGTCAGCCCTAAGATAAAAGCTAAGCTCATTGAGAGGTATTTCATTTGTGTTGTACCCTTCTTTAAAGTATTTCTTTAGTGTGTCATCCTTCTGTACTTCTAATTCATAGCGCTGGGCACATGCGTCTAGGCTCAACGGTTCCTTCACACCACGTAGTAGTATGTACTCTGCCAACATGGTATCGTAGATCTTACCATCATACTTGAAGCCACACTCCCACATCCACATCAAGTCATGCTGTGCATTGTGCATGATCAGTAGGGTGGTCATGTCTAGCACCTTCTGTATCTCTTTACGCCCAGCGCCTGTAGTGTCCTTCTGTTCAGTGTGATCTAGTGTCACTATGCATACGCTATCTTCTACATCAACAGCTTGCATACCTACCTGTACCAGTGTGTTACCCGGTTCAAACGGATCTAGATGCATCTTACCATCACGCTTGGTGGTAGTGTTCTCTACATCCAATACTATTCTCATGTCTGTGTCTCCTTACTAAGCTGTGTACTGACTACGTTCACCGTCTAACTCACAGTGTACTACGCCATGCCAGCCACCCTTAAGCTTATTCTTTGCAATGTTCAAGTGCCTTTGTGTATCTTGTTCTTCTGCTCCTTCTACTTGTGGGTTCTTAGAGATCAACACCATCAGGTCTGCCTCCGCTGCCTTGCCTGTCTTACTACCTTCCATCATTGATTGATCTACATACACCTTGCCTTCAGCTACAGCACTCAACTGGGACATCCATATGATAGCACAACCATACTGCTTAGCTATGTTACGTGCATGGATAGCTGCTTCCTTCAAGTACACATCAGACTTATCGCTTGTCTTGCTAGAGAACTTATCACCCATGTCAAGTACTACGATGTCAGGCTGGTATGCTTTGATGATAGCCTCAACCCATGTCATGTCTTTACCTGTTGAGTCATACAGCTTGATGTTCTCACGCACAGGCTCATAGCGTGACGCAGCTAATGCGTAGTTACCCTTGACCTCTTCCATTGACATAGAGGTAGCTGCACTGAGGTAACGTGCTCCTACACGCTCATATGCTTCCTCGTTACACAACACGATACACTTGGCACCTTGACTAGCGAAACCATCAGGCCCACCTATCAGTGAGGCATGGAAGGATGTCTTACCTGTATTAGGTCTAGCACCTACGATAACTAAGTGACCACCGCTGATGCCCTCTACCTTACGTGTCAGTGAAGGTATGTTGAACTTCCACTTGGACTGGATGTCGTTAGCTTGTAGTAAGTTATCAATAGAGATGTCACCCCAGTCGATCTTGAGGTTAGGCATGAAGTCATCTTGATAGTCAGACAGTAGCTTACGCATAGGCTCTAAGCTAGTCTCTGTACCGTTCACGTAGTCGAAACCTAAGTTAGCTATCTCTTCGCCTACTACCTGCTGAAACAGTTTGCCTAACACTTCTTCTGCTATACCCTCAGACATAGCCTCTTGCTTGCCTATGTTCTTGAAGATCTGTTTGTATACATCCTTGTTAGCTGTGGTCATAGTAGAGTTGTGCGTAAAGAACAAACCCTCTAGCTCAGGTAGTGTAAGGTCTTTATCGTATGTATCCATAGCGTAGTCTAAAGTGCTCTTGATCTTACGAACATCTTTAGTGAACAGCTTGTCAGGTGTACGGATACCTTTGTTGTTGCTGTAAAAGTCCTTGCTCATTAAGGTTCTAAGTAGTGCTAGTTCCATTGTGTCTCTCTTTCTTTCTTGTCTCTAAGTAGAACGCACCCTCTGGACTAGTCCAAGCAGCCATCAAGTCTAACCACTGCTGTATTGACATGTAGATAACTTGATGCTCATCTAGCTTATCGTCATACTGCCTGACGAATACTACGTTATCGTCTGTGCCAATGATTAACTCTACATCTTCGAACATGTCCTGCTGATCTAGTGAGGTTATCACTGAGGCATCTGGCTCATACTCAACCGTATACATCTCTGTTTATCCTTTCACGTTCTGCTGCACGTTTACGTTCTTCTTCATCGAACTCACGTATAAGTTTGTTATCATATATAAACTTCTTAAGTCTTGCAATCTCTTTCTCTTGCTGTTTGATCTGCCAACGCATGTCTTCTATTGTTCCTGCCATACTCATGTATCATTCTTCCTCTAAGCAAAACCCACACATCTTATTCATTGCAGGGCCACCACAGCTTACACAGGTCTGCCACTTTTCATTTTCTAGACCTCTCTTTATTAGTGTCACAAAGCCAACGTTAAAGATAGCTGCGTATGTCTCAGGGTCACATTCTACTTGTAGTGTAGCACTGCCATCCTTATGTTCTTCTACATCTGTTATCTTAATAGGTTTGTTTATGTACTCACTCATTTGTTACTCCTATGCATGGTAGTAAGATAGATAGCTTACAGTATTTTGGATACTCATCATACGTCATAGCTATCAGTACGGGTGGCGCAGCTATAAGTAAAGCTACTATAGCTGACGCCTTGATTGCACCGTCAATGTTACCTCTCATCAGTCATTCTCCCTTAGTGCTTCCCACGACACAGGAAATAATTTTACCATAGTGCGGTCAATATCCCACGCTACCTCTGCTGTCTCTGCTTGTGTGTCAGGCGCACAGCGAAGCTTACACAT